TCATAAACGTGTTCAACGAATCCCTCGTGGTGCTTAATGCTTTCTAAGAGGTCTTTCATTTAGACCAATCTATCTTATCGTAATTCTTTATATATTGTTCGTCTTGAGGGGAAACTCTATACCAATCACCTTTACCTGCCCCTGTCAAGTCACCCTTCTTCCGAACAACTCTATTCTTACCTGTTACTGTATTCTCTGCAGGGCTTCTCATTTTTCTTCTTTTTTTGATAACTTCTTTAGAGGCTTAGGAGCAACATAAAGAGAATGGTCTTTTCTCCCTGCAACCCTCTTCCAGTCACTATTATTGCTGCCTCCAAGAACCAAATAGCCATTTGCTTCTTTTTCGCTACCTGCACTTCTAACTTCCCCAGTATTGCTATTTTTTATCCAAATCTTATCTCTCATGGCTTCTCCTTAAAGATTAGTTACAGTAACGCTTGTAAACACAACAGCTGCATTCCCTGCAAATACTGTATCTGTATTCGCTTTTTTAATTATAACAGACTCTCCACCTGATAGAGTGAATGTCCCTACAACTACATCTCCTACAGTCCTTACTGTCACTAAGTATTCGGTTACTGCCCCATCAATGCTTGGCAATCCTGTATTTTTACATAATACAAAACGAGCAGTCCCTACGTTAGACTCATTCCCTGCACCATTAGCAGCAGCTTGTGCAGTAATGGGTGTAAATATTTTTGATACCATAACTTTTCCTTTTAAATAAAGGGGGCGAGTTACCACCCCCTTAATTGTTCAACTAATCACTTATTAGTTATTAGTGATATTAACACCTCTTAGGTTTGTAGTTGTGTCAATCAACTTAGCCCCATATATCATATCTGCTATTACTTTTGTTCCCAGATAATCAACGCTGTAGTCTGATTGCAACCTTACATCCTGAGATGCTGCAAAAGCACAAGCATCTTTAGGATAAGCTGCACCTGCAACACCTGTTGTATGTATACTCGCATCCTGTGAGAAATATACATCCATGCCATATATCATGCCCATTGAGCCTTGTGAAACATGGTTGCCTTCTCTACCTGATGTTAAACCATAAGCATCATTTCGTAGGAATAGATTTGCAACACTTGACCCTGAGCTGAACATATCAGCTAACATTAAGTGGTTCACAACGAGAGAGCAAGAATTAGGGTCTATATCTATATTATATAGAGCTGCCAATAAAAGCTCAAGCTCAACTGTGCCAAACTCATTATCAGTACCAGTATTAACTACAGTTTGGAAGCCATCAAGCTCTGCCCAAATGTCAGTTTCAACTTTTCTTGCCAATGATTCGCCAAACATTTTTGCATATTTGCTAATCAACTCATATTCAGCCTGAATAGTTAAAATATCTTCAAATATTTCAGCCTGATAGATATGAGTCCCAACAGTCAAGTCCACATTAGTAATATCATGTGCCTGGGGGTTTGAACCTGCATTCGCATCCCAATCAACTATAGTTGAAGCAGCCTTAGCTGTTGCTGTCTGCATTAGTATAGCAGGAATATGAATCGTATCACCCTTTGCTTTAACTAATGAACTATAATCGTCTACTGTCCCTCTTAATTTATTAGCTCTAAAAAAGAAACTATAAATTGCATCTGCCCAAAGTGCTGGTACAAACGCAGCACCAGAAGTTTTATCCATTAAATCGCCTGCAGCCATTGCAAACTCCTATTCTCTTTTAACCCTCTATCAGCTGCTCTATTGAGCCTTCAAGTAGAGTTTATTTTTGTTTTCGTATAGCATTAGCAACGATGTCTGACCAATTTGCCTTCAAGTCAGCTGCATCCATCTTAGTCCAATCAGAAGGGAGTTCTTTCCCTCTTGTCTTGCCAACTACTTCAGGTGCGTTTGCTTTGCTATTATTAATTTTGTTAGTTACATACTCAAGAGTTTCAAAATCTAACTTAGATAGAGCCTCTCTCTCGTCTTCAGGAACGCTTTCTAATAAAGCAGCAGTTTTAGTTTCTTGATAATTAGTCCATTTATCAGCATTATTAGTCAAAGATTCAATCTTTGCTTCGTTTTGCTCATAAAGAGTCTTAAAATCTTCTTTCTCTTTTAACTTGGCTTCTTCAGCTTTTGCTAATTGAGATTCAAGTTTTGCTAAACGTGCTTCAGCATCCTGTGACCTTTTACGATACTTTTTGCTCTCTGCAATTAATGCTCCTTCATCGGTCAAACTTGTAGAAGCCTCGTTAGTAGTTCCTTCACTTACTGTTTCAGTAGCTACTGGGTTTGTTTCTTCGGACATACTGTCCTCCATGTTATTTATGAAATTTTGTAAACTACAATATCTTGCATTTTACAGGTAGCGTAAGTTAAATTACTTTACTTGCAAATTGCAAGTTTATTGAGACTCAATCTCAATTGCATATGATAGCAGACAAAAATTACAAAAAAGAATGGTTTGATTTCATGGGGTATAAACCCCATTCAGGGCAACTGAAGCTACATTATCCTGAAAAAGACTCTGCCCAATTCTTTGTTATGGTATGTGGCAGGCGATTTGGTAAAACGACTGCATCAGCTATGGAGGCTACCTATATAGCATCTCAGCCAAATAAAAAGATATGGCTTGTTGGTCTATCTTATGATAAAGCAGACCTGATGTTCAGGGAAGTGTGGCAAAAGATGGTAATAGGGCGAGCCAATGACATAGAACGTGCATCTGAAAAAGAACGTTTCATCAAATTCAAGTGGGGGACTACAATAGAAGGTAAGTCTGCTGATAATCCTGATTCACTTGTAGGGGAAGGTCTTGACTTACTTATTATTGATGAGGCAGCCAAGGTTAAGAAAAGAATATGGGATATGTATCTGTCCCCCTGTCTTTCAGATAGGAAAGGAAAAGCAATATTCATAACTACCCCTGAAGGGTATAACTGGATATATAAGATTTTCCTGCTTGGGCAAACAGACCCTTTATGGGAGTCTCACCAAGCTCCATCATGGAATAACCAATATGCATTCCCTGATGGTAAAAAAGACCAATTTCTCATTGAACGTAAGAGAAATATGTCAAAAGAGCTGTATGAACAGGAATATGCAGCCAAATTTACCTCGTTTGAAGGTAGAGTATATGCATTTGATAGAACTTTGGACATGGGGGACTTCCCTTATAATCCAAACTTCCCAACATTCTGTTCTATTGACTTTGGATTCAGAATGCCTGCAGTTGCCTGGTTTCAGGTACATAGAGTAGCAGGATTTTGGCATATAAACATAATAGATGAGATTATACACGAACAAAACATCAAAACTGATGAATTAATCGAAAAAATTAAGGCAAAACCATACTATGTAAGAGAATATTATGGTGATCCTGCAGGAATGCAAGCCCAGGGGCAGTCAGGGATGGGCGATATTGAAATATTTAGAAGGCATGGTATACAAATAAGAAGTGTAAGGGATAAAGTATCTCGAAGTATAGCTTCAGGGGTTAGTCATGTTAGAGGTTTCATAGAAAATGCACAAAGTGAGAGATTCGTGCATTTACACAGTAAGTGTACAGGGCTTGCAGAGGATTTCGAGAACTATCGTTATCCTGAAGCAGTCGATGGGAAAGATTTAAAGCCTGAACCCATAAAAGATGGCAGAAACGATCATGGAATGGACATGGTGCGTTATTTTTTCTTAAACAGATTCCCCATAAGGCAAAGAGAGGTTGGAGTAATTAAAAGATGAGCTTACCCGAACAAATAATACAAGAATCAGTATCAGATTACAAATTAGCCATAGCAAAAGCACGAAGGGATGAAATTCGTAAGCTACTTGACTATTATACAGGTACAGAAACCACTAAATATATTGATGATTACTTCTCTGCAGCTGCATTTCAGGAAATTCCCTTGTATAATGCAAACTTTACGAAGAGATTCATTAATAAAATGTCAAGAATCTACACAGTAGGGGCTTCTCGTAGTGTAAGTGACTCATATGCAGTCCTTACTCGTAAAAAAGATGCAAGAATGAAGCACGTTGAACGCATGACTCGTCTTGTTGGGACTGTTGCAACACAAGTTATCTATCGAGATGACCTTGCAAAGCCTTGTTTTGACTATAGACCTGTATATTACTTTGATGTTCATATGCATGACAATCCATTTAGTCCTGTTGCTATCACTTATCCTATTTTAATGAATGTAGATGATGTTTCTTCTACCGAAAAACTGCATTATGCTTACTGGGATGCTGAAAGATACATACATTACAATGAAGATGGCTTGATTATGAATGAATATGAGCATGGATATGGAGTTATACCATTCGTATTCACCCACAGAGAAGAACAAGTTGATTCTTTCTTCGTAGAGGGTGCAAATGACATAGTTAGCTGTAATGAGCAGGTAAATATAACTATGACAGAACTTCAATTAGGTCTACGCTTCCAAATGTTTGGGCAACCATTCATTACAGGGATGTATGGAGATAAGAAATTAGAACGAGCAGGGAGTGATACAATACTTGACCTACCCGAAGGGTCTACTTTTGGTATTGCTGCTCCCGAAGGTGATATTAATGCAGTAATCGAGTCAGTTAAGTTTCAATTAGACCTGGTTGCTCAAAATAATCACTTATATGTGCAATTTGCTCAAGATGGTGGGGAGACTCCATCAGGGATTGCACTAAAAATCAAGGATTTAGAACGTTTTGAAGACTATCAAGACGATTTAGACTTATGGAATATGTATGAACATGATCTGTACGATGTTGAAAAAGCAATCGCATCTTACAACAATGTTGCATTACCGAGTGAATTGTCCTTAGATTTCAATGAGCCTGAGTATCCTAAAACAGTACAAGACCAAATATTGATGGATGAGCATAGACTTAAACATCATATGGTAGACGAAGTAGGGCTACTTATGGAATCGAATAAAGACTTATCAGAAGAACAAGCCCAAGCTACTATCCAAAAGAATAGAGAAGCAATGACTGATGAGCATTTACAATCAATGGCTTCTGAAGAGGAATACCCACCACAAGAATCGGAGTAGTATATGGCAATCACAACCAAGGCAACATCAAATTTCAGCTTTAGAAAGTTAGCTAATGCGTTTGATGAGGTATTTGATGGCTATATGGAAGACTCCTACGAAGACCTAGCCCAACACGCAAGGAATGTCATAAGCTCAGGTAAAGGACTTAAGCCTTTAAGTAAAGGGACTTTAGCTCTTAGGAAAAAAGGCTTCTATGGCAAGAACAGTAAAGCTCCCACTAATAATCCACGCCCACTTGTCCATACAGGGAAGTTATTAAGCTCAATTAAGGCAACCAAAGAAGGCGTTAGTATGGT